AACATTCTAAAGCTATCTCCGATAGATCTGGACAAGCATTCCCATACAAAGAAATGGTAAAAGAGTGGACAGGTGCCTTAGTTCATATCTCAGAGTTTGAACCTAAACACCCACAACTAGATCCTCCTTATCATAAAGCAGATGCAGTAGCTTTACAAAATACAAGATCAATGAGATTTCAACAACCTACAACTGTTGCAGCTAACGATACAACTATAGCTGATTCTGGTGGTATAACAGTTGGTGTTGCAAATTTAACTTTACCTGGACAATTCGGTTTTTTAAATCAGGGTACATCTTCAATGATTCCTGCAGATCCATCATTACAAAATAGAAGAAGGCAAGTTTCTATGCAAATTAATTCAGTAACCGTGAGTATTACATAATGGCTATATCATATTCAGATTTTTTAACACAAGTACGAAACTATACAGAAGTAGACTCAAATGTATTAAGTGATACTATTATTGGACAATTTATAAGAAACACAGAATTAAATGTAGCAGGAGCCGTGGACTATGATGACACAAGAAAATACGCAACTTCATCATTTACTGCTAATAAAAGATATTTAGTAACTCCTGCGGATTTTTTAGTTATTAGATCATTACAAGTATTTGCAGATACAAGTATTACTAGTGCTAGAACTTTTTTAGAAAAAAGAGATACTAGTTTTATATCAGAATATAATGGCAGTAACACAACTGGATTACCTAAATACTATGCTAATTGGGATGATGCTTCGATTGTTGTAGCACCAACTCCAGATCAAGCTTATGGGGTACAACTTAATTATATTATTACACCACCAAGTTTTACCTCTACTAACAATACTTATTTATCAACATACCAACAAGGAATGCTTTTAGATGGAGTGCTTACAGAGGCTTTTGCTTATCTTAAAGGTCCAATGGATATGTACAACCTATATAAAAGTAAGTATAATGAAAGTGTACAAAATTTTGCTCTCCAACAAATGGGGAGAAGAAGACGAGCAGAATACGATGATGGAGTACCTAGAGTTCAAGTACCTTCACCATCACCATAAAAAATTAAAGGAGAAATATTATGGCTATAACTACTAACGCAATTTGTGATTCTTTTAAAAAAGAATTACTTCAAGGAAAACACGACTTTGATACATCATCTGATACTTACAAATTAGCAATGTATACAAGTTCAGCAACATTAGGAAAATCAACAGAAAATTATTCAACAAACCCAGGTGGTGGATCTAATACTGAAGTTACTTCTTCAGGATACACTGCAGGTGGTAAAGCACTTGTTAACCAAGGTGTAAAAGTGTCATCATCAGTAGCAATTACTGACTTTGCTGATTTATCTTTTACTGGTGTTACATTAACAGCTAGAGGGGCTTTAATTTATAATACAACAACTGATGGTGGTTCGAATACTACTGATGCTGTTTGTGTTTTAGATTTCGGTGGAGATAAAACTGCAACTGCAGGAACATTTACAATTCAGTTCCCTGCATTTACAACGTCTGCAGCAATATTAAGATTAACGTAAGGAGAAGTTTAAATGGCACTTGTCATTAACGATAGAGTTAAAGAGACAAGCACCACTACAGGCACTGGAACATTAAACCTTGGTGGAGCTGCACTAGACTTTGAATCATTTGTTTCTGGAATAGGAACAGGTAACACTACCTACTATGCTATTTCACATGCTGGAACAGGTGATTTTGAAGTTGGTATAGGAACTGTTACTGACGCAACTCCTGATACTTTATCAAGAGATACTATTCTTTCAAGTTCTAATTCTGACAATGCTGTCAATTTTGGAGCAGGGACTAAAGATGTATTTTGTACTCAACCTGCATCTAAAGCAGTATATCTTAATGCTGCTGGAGATCCAGTTGGTGCAGCAAGTGTAGGGGAGGCTACAGCTTTAGCTGTAGCATTAGGATAAATTATGGCAAATACTTTTAAGGTTAAAACTTCAGACAACTCTAGTACGAATGCAGATACATTCGCTACAATTTATACTGTGCCCGGTTCTACCACTACAATTGTATTAGGTTTAACAATTGCAAACTTATTGAGTCAATCTATTGAAGGAACTGTATTTTTAGAAAATGCTGATGGAGATAATGTCAACATAGCAAAACTAGCCGCAATCCCTGCTAAATCTGCATTAGAACTAATGACAGGTAATAAATATGTAATGGAGACAGGAGATGTACTTAAAGTAAAATCAGATGTGGCAAACAGCTTTGATGTTACTTTATCAATAATGGAGATTACTTAATGCCTGGTTATATTGGTAATACTCCTACACAAACTATTGAATTAGCTGATAATGAAGTAACTACAGCTAAAATAAATGATGCCGCAGTAACTACAGCTAAAGTAAATGATGATGCAGTAACAGCTGCTAAATTAGCTAACTCTATTAACTCAGAGATTGCTGCTAACACAGCTAAAGTAACTAACGCTACACATACAGGTGAGGTAACAGGATCTACAGCATTAACTATTGCTAATAATGCAGTTACAGCTGATAAGATATCAGATGGTGCAGTTTCACTTGCAAAACTTTCTGCTACAGGAACAAAAGACAATACAACTTTTTTAAGAGGAGATAATACTTTCCAAGTTGTTAGCACAGATCTTGTTGATGATACTACACCACAACTAGGTGGAAACTTAGATGTAAATGCGAAAGATATTGTTTCAACTTCAAACGCAGATATTGATATTATTCCTAATGGAACGGGTAAAACAAATTTTGGTGGTACGAATGGTATTGTACTTCCATCTGGAACTACTGCACAAAGAGTAAATACAACTGGTGTATTAAGATTTAATACCACAACTGGATTAGCAGAATATTTTAATGGATCCGAATATAAATCTCTTGATGCTCCACCAACTATTAGTTCAGTATCACCTACTGAAGTAGACAGTAATGCAGGTGGAAACCAAACGATAGTTATTACTGGTTCGGGTTTTGCTTCTGGAGCTACTGTAACTTTTGTTGGAAATGCAGGAACAAATTTTAATGCAGCATCTTTGACAGTAGATAGTGGTACACAAATTTCAGCAGTTGCACCTAAATCATCTTTTTTAAATGCTCAAGAACCTTATGGTGTAAAGGTCACTAATACTTCTGGATTAGCAGCAACATTAGCTGGTCAAATTAGTATAGACACTGATGTTGCTTGGACAACTTCAGCAGGTTCTTTAGGTAGTATTAGAGATGACGCAACAGGAACACATTTTACAGTTGTAGCAACAGACCCAGATGGTGATACAATTACTTATTCAGTTACAGCAGGTTCATTACCTGGAGGTTTATCCTTAAATTCTTCAACAGGTGCTATTTCTGGTGATCCAAATACTGTTACAAGTAGCACAACTTCAACTTTTAGTATAACAGCAACTACAACAAACGCTACGGCAGTCAGAGAATTTTCAATTACAGTCACTACATCACCTTATAGTGCTGACTTTTTAGTTATTGCTGGTGGTGGAGGTGGTGGTACTGGTCAATTCGGTGATCAAGGTGGTGGCGGAGGCGCTGGAGGATATAGAAATTCTTTTAATAGCGAAAGTTCTGGTGGTAACAGCTCTTCTGAAAGTGCTCTTACTTTTAATCCAGGAACAGTTTATACAGTCACTGTAGGTAGTGGAGGTGGAAGTTCATCCCAAGGAAATAGTTCATCTGTTTCTGGTTCAGATATATCAACTGTAACATCTGTCGGTGGTGGAAGAGGAGCTACTAATAATAGTTCAAACGCTGGTTCAAACGGTGGTAACGGAGGTTCTGGTGGAGGTGCAGCTAGTGCTGACATTTCTGTTACTGGAGGTTCCGCAACTTCAGGTCAAGGATCTAATGGTGGAAATAGAAGTGGAGGTGGAAGTCACTCTTCTGCAGGTGGCGGAGGTGCAGGCCAAGTAGGTGATACTGGAAGTGGAAACACTGGAGGAGGTGGAGGAAATGGTTTATCTTCTTCGATATCAGGTTCATCAGTCACAAGAGGTGGTGGCGGTGGTGGTGCAAATAATGGTAGTGCAAGAGGCGGTGGTTCTGGCGGTGGCGGAACTGGTAGAGGTGGTTCAGACGGAACAGCAAATACCGGTGGCGGTGGCGGTGGTGCTAGAAGTGGTGGTTCAGGAGTTGTAATACTTCGTGTCCCTACTGCTAGTTATTCATCAACTACAACAGGTTCTCCTTCAGTTTCAACATCTGGTTCAGACACAATAATGGTATTTAACAGTAGTGGGAGTTACACAGGATAATGGCTAATTTTGCAAAATTGGGAATAGGAAATATAGTTGAAAGAGTAGAAGTAGTGTCTAATGATATTGCAACTACTGAACAAGCAGGTGTAGAATTCTTACAAAATTTATATAAAGACAGAACTGTTTGGAAACAAACTTCTTACAACACTGATAGCAATAATCATAAACTAGGGGGTACACCTTTTAGAAAAAACTTTGCTGGAATTGGTTACCAATACGATGAAGGAAGAGATGCTTTTATAGCACCTAAACCTTTTGACTCTTGGGAATTAAATGAAGAAACTTGTATATGGGAACCACCTGTTGTTTATCCTTCAGACGGGTCAGAGTATTCTTGGAATGAAGAAACTAAAAATTGGGATAAAGTAGTATATGAGGAAACTGAATAATGGGAAAAGCAAGAAACTTAGCTAATCTTTTGAATGCAAGTGGTGATGTAAAATCAGATCACTTAGATAACGTACCTGCAAGTAATAATGCAAGCGCACTTACTACAGGAACTTTACCTGCAGCAAGATTACCTGCAAATATTACAGATACAGGAACGGAAGGTACTAAGCTTGCGTCAGGTACTACAGCACAACGGGGTTCTACTACAGGTCAAATAAGATTTAATACAGATACAGGATTAGCAGAATATTTTGATGGAAGTAATTTTAAACCTCTTGACGCTCCACCAACAGTTCAATCAATATCACCTGCAAATATAGCTGAAAGTAATTTAGGTTCTAGTCAAACTATTGTTATTACTGGTTTCAGTTTTTCAGCTACAGTCACAGCAAAAATAATAGGTAATGATGGAACAGAATTTACACCAGCTTCAACGACAAGAAACAGTTCTACACAAGTTACTATTACTACACCTACAAATTTAACAGTTAACAACGAACCATACGATATAAAAATAACTAATTCATCAAGTCTATCATCTACACTATTAGACGCATTATCAATTAATGACACACCAGTATTTTCTACTGCAGCAGGTTCTTTAGGAACACTAGCTGATAATGGTAGAGCATCATCAAATTTAACACCGATTGCATTTACGGATGAAGAAAGTTCACCAACAGTTTCAGTTACATCAGGTTCTTTACCTTCAGGAATAACTTTAAATTCTAATGGTACTTTTTCTGGAACTGCAAATCCTGTAGGTTCAAATACTACATCAACTTTTACAGTTACAGCTACGGATGGAGCAGAAACAGCAACAAGACAATATACAATTACAGTTCAAGCACCTGTAATTACTTTTGCTACTGCAGCAGGTTCTATTGGAAGTTTTACTGAAGCTACTAGACAGAGTTATAGTTTAAGTCCAGTAACAGCTACGGTTACATCAGGTACATTAAGTTACGCTGTTCAATCAGGAAGTTTACCTGATAGTTTATCATTAAACACCTCAACAGGTGCAATTACAGGCACACTAGATGGAGTTACGTCATCAACAACTTCTACGTTTACTATAAGAGCAACGACAACTTCAGCATCAGTAACTGCTGATAGACAATTTACAATTACAGTATTACCTCCAATTGCAATAGCAATAACATCAGGAAGTATTGTTGCAGGATTAAGTAGTACACTAGCTTTATCTGCCACAAACACAGACGGAACAGTTGATGTAGTTTTTAAAGAAGGTGACACTACACTAGCAACTGTATCAAGCCAGTCTGTTAGTGGTAATGCTTTGTCTGTAACAGTACCAAGCGATGTTTATAATCAAAGTTCTGGAGACTCAATAAAAATCACAGTTGATGATGGTGGAAATATATCTAATGAAGTAACCACAACTATAGCAAGTGCTCCGAGTGGAGGTTCAATTAGTACATCAGGTTCATTTCGTATTCACACGTTCACTTCATCTGGAACTTTTACTAATGGAATTGCAAATTTATCTGTAGAATATTTAATCGTTGCTGGTGGCGGTGGTGGAATGGGAAGACATGGCGGAGGTGGAGGAGCAGGCGGTTATCGTACTGCTACAACTAGCATTTCTGCAACTTCATATTCAGTTTCTATTGGTGGTGGAGGTTCTTCATCAGGTGACCCTGGAGGAGGTTCTCCTGGAGGTAACCAAGGAGGTCGAGCCGGTGATGGAAGTAACTCATCTGCATTAGGAATTACATCTAATGGTGGTGGAGGTGGCTCTACCTACGGTAATGGTGGAAGTGGTGGCTCTGGTGGAGGTGGCGGTTGGGCTGCTTCTGGTGGTTCTGGAACTTCTGGTCAAGGAAATAATGGTGGTGCTGGTCCTCCTAGTAATACTAGCGGTTACGGAAGTGGTGGAGGCGGAGGTGCAAGCTCTGCAGGTGGTTCCGGTGGAAACTCAGGCGGTGGCGGTGGTAACGGTTCATCTTCATCAATAAGTGGTAGCTCAGTAACTTACGCTGGTGGCGGAGGTGGAGGAGCATACAATGGTAGTCATGGCTCTAACGGTTCTGGAGGTGGAAGTACATCAAACAGAGGTGGTGGTGGCCGAGGTGGTGGTGAAAATGGATACAGATCTTCTCAAAGTGGTGGATCTGGTATTGTTATAATAAGGTATCAATTATAGAATAAAATTATGGCACATTACGCAAAAGTAAATAATGGAATAGTAGAAAAAATAATAGTAGCGGAAGCAGATTATTTTGATACTTTTATTGATAATAGTCCTGGAGAATGGATACAAACTTCTTATAATACAAGAGGTGGTGTTCATTATGAACCTAACACTGATACACCAAGTGATGATCAATCAAAAGCTTTAAGAAAAAATTATGCTGGTATAGGTTATACTTATGACAGTGGTAGAGATGCATTCATTCCCCCAAAACCTTACAACAGTTGGACATTAAATGAAACAACTTGTTGGTGGGAATCTCCTGTTGCTTACCCTAGTGATGGTGAAGTATATTTATGGAATGAAGAAAAATATCAAGCAGATAACACACAAGGATGGGAGCAAGTATAATGGCAAGTTATATAGGGGTTAACCCACCACAACAAACAGGAATTGTAAATAGATTTCAATTTACGGCTACTGCTAATCAAACAGTATTTACTGGTGCAGATGCCAATGGTGTTACACTTTTTTATATATCTTCTAACCCAACTTTAGTTTTTTTAAATGGTGTTCAACTAGTTGTAAATACTGATTATACACAAACTGATAATGATACAATTACGCTTGCTTCGGGTGCGACTGTAAATGATGAAGTTGAAATTATGGGTTTCGGATCATTTGATTTAAATAATGCTGCAACAACAAGATCACAATTAGGTTTAGGAACTGCTGCAACAAAAGATGTTGGAACTGGTGCAAATAACGTAGTTCAATTAAATGGTTCTTCAGCATTACCAGCTGTCGATGGTTCTAACTTAACAGGAATTAATACGGATGTTGTTGATGATACTACACCACAATTAGGTGGTAATTTAGATACAAACGATAAAAATATTATAACTGTTTCAAACAGAGATATAAATTTATACCCAAATGGTACAGGTGCTGTTGAAGTAGGTGGTAATACAAACCCTGGTACATTAATTTTGAATTGTGAAGCTAATTCCCACGGGATTAAACTGCAGTCGCCTCCGCATAGCGCATCCCAGAGCTACACACTAAAATTTCCTACAGGAAATGTTACAGCAGATAGATTTTTAAAAGTAGCTAGTATTACAGGTTCGGGTGCAACAGCAGTCGGTCAATTATCTTTTGCTGAAGTATCAGCTGGTATTTCATGGCAAGCAGTTAAAACTGCAAATTTTACTGCGGTAGCACAAGAAGGTTATGCAGTTAATACTACATCTGGTACAGTAGCGGTTACGTTACCCTCATCACCAAGTGTTGGAGATAATGTTGCAATAGTAGATTATGCAGGTACTTTTAATACTAATAATTGTTCAATATTACCTAACGGTAATAAAATTGAAGGATCAACAAATGCGCAAGGTTTATCAACTAATAGAGTCGCAATAAATTTAACTTACATAGATAGTACTCAAGGGTGGTTAATAACCTCAGAAGGAAGTTCAACTCCGATTACAGGACCTGTAATTACATGGAACACTGCTTCAGGTACGTTAGGAACAATTACAGATGCTCAAAGATCTGGTGGTTTTTCTTTAAGTTCCGCAGGAGCTTCTGCTAGTATTGGAACTCCTACATTTTCAGTTACATCAGGTTCTTTGCCTGGTGGATTATCAATTGTATCTTCAACAGGTGCAATTACAGGAACTGTTACTAATCCAGTTTCTACATCTACAACATCTAATTTTACAGTTACGGCTTCGATTTCTAATTTTGGATTTACAGAGACAAGAAATTTTTCTATTACTGTTCAAGCCCCTATAATTACTTTTGCTACTGCTGCTGGAACTTTAGGAACTGTTGCAGATGGGTCTAGATCAAATGGAAATTATACCTTATCACCTGTTACCGCTACAACAACATCAGGATCATTAACATATGCTGTAACTACTGGATCACTTCCTGCTAGCGTTTCTTTAAACAGTTCAACTGGAGCTATAACTGGCAATTTTGATGCTGTTGGATCAAATACTACTACACAATTTACAATCACTGCTACTGAAACATCAAGTTCTGTAACTGCTGCAAGACAATTTTCTATTACAGTTCAAGCACCCATTGTTGTAGATTTTTTAGTTATCGCTGGAGGTGCTGCTGGTGGAACTGGAGGTACTGGTGGATCTGCTTCAGTTGGTGGAGCTGGAGGAGGTGGTGCTGGAGGTTATAGAAATTCTTATAATAATGAAACTTCTGGGGGTGGAGGTAGTTCTGAAAGCTCTCTTACTTTAATAGCTGGAACGCAATACACAATAACAGTTGGTGGCGGTGGTAGTGGAAGTGGTTCAATTGATCAACGAGGAAACTCAGGAAACAATTCAGTCTTTTCTTCAATCACATCTACCGGTGGTGGCGGTGGTGGTTCTGGTAATGATGGTACAGGAAACTCTGGTGGTCTAAGTGGTGGATCTGGAGGCGGAGGTGGAGAAACTGCTGGTGGTGGTTCTGGAACTTCCGGTCAAGGTTTTAGTGGTTCAAGTGGAGCAGGAAATAATAATGGTGGAGGCGGTGCAGGCG